GCTTTCTCATATAAAGCACTTGATTACTCCAAGATATTAACTGATGATTGGAGAGACTGTACAACTAAGAAGAATAAGATAACCTTTGAGGCTAACTCACTAAAAGAAGTCTTAGAGAATTTCCACACATTTTTAAATACTGTGGGTTATTCTTATGTTGGTAAGATAACATTGGAAAGTAAAGACGGTACAAAGACATGGACTACCTAGACACACACGAAGAGAGTGAGTTCATACAGCATGAGCCGTGTCCTGAGTGTGGGTCACGAGATAACTTAGCTCGTTATGATGACGGACATGCCTTTTGTTTTGGCTGTAACTACAGAGAGAAAGCAGGAGGAGAACAGAAAGTAGTACTAGAGAAAGGAGATAAACACATGGATTTTGTTGACGGTGAAGCAACAAGCCTAAATGCTCGTGGTATTTCTTTGGAGACTTGTAGAAAGTGGGACTACTGTATAGGAGAGGTTGCAGGACAACCAGTACAGATTGCCAATTACAAAGATTCAAGTGGACAGAGGGTAGCACAAAAGATTAGGTTCCGTAATAAAGACTTCCATACCAGAGGTGACATAAAGGAAGCAGGATTATATGGACAGCATCTCTGGTCAGGTAAAGGAAAGAAAGCAATAGTTTGTGAAGGTGAGATAGATGCATTATCAGTATCTCAGTCACAAGGTAACAAGTGGCCTGTGTACTCTGTTCCAAATGGGTCAGCAGGAGCTTCAAAAGCTGTCCGTAGGAGCATAGAACTATTGAATGGGTACGAAGAGGTCATCTTTTGTTTTGATAACGATGATCCGGGTATTAAAGCATCAAGAGAATGTGCTCAAGTTCTACCTCCCGGTAAGGCTAAGATAGCAAAGCTACCTTTAAAGGATGCTAATGAAATGTTAGTTAAAGGTAGAGTAAGAGAGTTAATTGACTGTATCTGGCAAGCTAAAGTCTATAGACCAGATGGTATCGTGAATGGTAAAGATCTGTGGGACATAGTAAGTGCGGAAGATTCCATGTCATCATGTGAGTATCCATATGCAGGTGTAAATAAGAAGACTCTTGGTATGAGGAGAGGTGAGATAGTCACGATCACAGCAGGTGCAGGTATAGGAAAGTCACAGGTTTGTAGAGAGATGGCAAATCACATGCTTAACCAAGAGGAAACAATAGGATACATTGCATTAGAGGAGTCCAACAAGAGGACAGGACTAGGATTCATGGGACTCTACCTAAACAGGCCATTACATTTAGGTAATGTTGAGGTCGAGGAGGAAGAGTTCAAGGAAGCCTTCGATCATACCTTGAACACAGGTAGAATCTACATGTATGACCATTGGGGTTCACTAGAAGGTAACAATCTTTTAAATAAGATACGATACATGGTGACAGCATGTGGATGTAGCTTTATAATACTGGATCACATATCTATTGTGGTATCAGGTATCGAAGAAGGAGATGAGAGAAGAACCATTGATAACCTGATGACCAAGCTACGTGGTCTGGTTGAAGAGGTGAACTGTGGTCTCATACTGGTGTCACATTTGAAGAGACCTCAAGGTAACAAGGGTCATGAGGATGGAGCACAAACAAGCATGTCTCAACTAAGAGGTTCTGCATCCATAGGACAGCTATCTGATATAGTGATAGGGTGTGAGAGAGACCAGCAAGGTGATGATCCTGACCGGACTACAGTTAGGGTACTTAAAAACAGATGGACAGGTGAAACAGGTATAGCCTGTGAGTTAGACTACGATCATAAAACAGGTAGGCTAACTGAGGTACCACTAGATGAGATTCCCTTCGATGAAGAAGAGACAGACGAGAGTTGGTCTGGTGATAGTGCGGTGTTCTGATGGATTTATTTGAGACACTACACACAGACAGTTGTTCAATATGTGGACAGACTTCACAATTCGTAGGTGATGGTGTTACTGGTATGTTTGGTAATATTCCAGTTACGTTCTGTCAACTATGTTTAGATTCAATGATTGCAATGGTGAGAGATTTAAGTGGGGGGGAAGATGAAGACATGTGTATTTGATATAGAAACTGATGGACTACTAGAGGACTTAACTAAGATACATTGTCTAGTTCTCTATGATGTAGAGGAAGGTAAGCTATCTTCGTTTATTGGTGAGCAAATATTAGACGGACTATTTTTACTGAAAAATTTTGACACGATTATAGGACACAACATTCTAGGGTTTGACCTTCTTGCTTTGAAATCACTTTTCAAATGGAAACCAGAACCAACACAAAAGGTAAGAGACACGTTGGTCTGGTCTAGGTTAGTGTATCCAGACAGAGCAAAGAGAGACTTCAACAATCAAGCTATTGACAAAGACCAGTATGGTAGACACTCACTTAAGTCATGGGGTCAGAGGTTAAACTTTGATAAGGGTGAGTTCACAGACTTTGAAGAGTTAAGTGATGAGATGGTAGAGTACTGTGAGAATGATGTTCAACTTAACTACAAACTATACTGTAAGTTACTTGAAGCAAAGTTTCCAGATGGTTCAGTACAGTTAGAGCATGACATACATACCATATGCTTAAGACAAACTGAAAATGGATTTCCTTTTGATGTTGAAGGGGCATCCAAGTTGTATGCAGAACTAGCAGAGAAGAGAGACAAACTACAAGGTAAGTTAAAGGAAGTCTTTGGCTCATGGGTAGTGGATGAGGGTTCAAGAAGGAATGATACTTACAATAAGATAAAGATTGTGGACTTCAATCCTAACTCTCGTAAACACATAGCTAAAAGATTAACAGAGTTAAGAGGTTGGAAGCCTAAAGAATTTACACCAACCAATGAGCCGAAGGTAGATGAGCAGATACTATCTAAGCTACCTTATCCAGAAGCAAAGCTAATGGCAGAGGCATTTGGTGTGAACAAATTAATAGCTCAACTATCAGAGGGGAAACATGCTTGGTTACATCACGAAAAGAATGGTAAGATTCACGGATCAGTTAATACAATGGGTTCAATTTCAAGTCGTTGCTCTCACTCCCATCCTAATATCGGTCAGGTACCTAGTGTCAAGACACCATATGGAACAGAATGTAGGAAACTATTCTATGCACCACAAGGCTTTAGTCTACTTGGATGTGACATCAGTTCTCTTGAGATTAGGGTTGTGTCTCATTATCTTGCTTCCTTTGATGGTGGTCGTTATGCTAAAACTGTGGTTAGTGGTGATATACATGAAGCTAATCGAAAAGCTGCTGACCTTCCTAGTAGGGATCAAGCTAAGACTTTTATTTATGGTCTTTTATATGGTGCCGGAGAAGCGAAGTTGGGTCAGATTGTGGGCAAGGATAAAGGAGAAGGTAGGAAACTAAAGAACAGATTCTTCAAGAAGGTACCAGCATTTAAGAAACTAAGAGAAGAGGTGTTCAGGAAAGCAGAGAAGGGATACCTATTCGGTATTGATGGAAGGAAAGTTCCAGTAAGATCAACACACTCATCACTTAATTCCTTATGTCAATCAGCAGGAGCAATCATATGTAAGAAATGGGTGGTTGAATTCCATAGGCTGATGAAGGAGAAAGGATTTAAAGAGGATGAGGACTACCAACAAGTTGCTTTCATTCATGATGAGATACAGGTACTTGTTAAGAGTGGGTTGGAAGATTATGTGGGTGAGGTTGCACTAGAAGCTATTACTAACTCAGGTAAACTTCTTAATTTAAGAGTACCCTTGACAGGGGAATATAACTTCGGTTCTAATTGGGCTGAAACACACTAACAAAAGGGACAAATGAAATTATTAATTGATGGTGACATTCTAGTTTATAAAAATTGTTGTGCATGTGAAAGGGAAGTTGATTGGGGTGACGATATATGGACACTTCATTGTGACTTCAAGGCAGTTAGGAATCTAATTGATTCAGAGATTAGCCAGCTTAAGGAGGACTCAGGTGCCGATGATGTAGTAGTATTCCTCAGTTCACATGATAACTTTAGGAAGAAACTTAATCCAGATTACAAAGCTAAGAGGATAGGCGTAAGAAAACCTGTGTGCTACAAACCAGCACGTAAATATTTAAGAAATGCATACGTTACGCTTCAGTCTAAGTGGTTAGAAGCAGATGATCTCATGGGTATAGAGTGTACTAAAGATGAGGAAGAGACTTGCATTGTTTCAACAGATAAAGACCTACTCACAATTCCCGGTAACCATTGGGACTTTGAAACTGAGAGTATCTTTAAGTTATCAGAGAAGAATGCAGAGAAGAACTTCTATAGGCAAGCATTATCAGGTGACCAAGTAGACGGGTACCCCGGATGCCTTGGTGTCGGTTCTGTTACTGCTAATAGAGTACTGGAAGAGGCTGATAATAAAGGTACAAGTAGGTGGGAAGCGGTACGAAATACGTATAAGGCAAGGGGATTTGATGAGGAGTTTGCTATACTACAGGCACGTATGGCATACATACTACATAAGGATCAGTTCAATGGGGTAGATAAGTACCCTTCACTTTGGGAACCACCATCTCAAACATTAATTCATGAGCCAAATTTATGGAGGAAGTGATGAGTAACTATGACCTTGATGAGATAGAAAGAAAGAAGTCTCAGAAACAGAAGAGACAATGGAGAGAATACGTTGACAAAAGTTTAGAACATCCATTAGATAATAGGTACAGTTCAAACGAGGGATTCGGAAGAGATGACCAAGACAATATTAAAAACATCCTGAGAACTACTAAAGCCTGTCAACAATGGGATGCACAATCACAATCGTATGTAGAGGTGGGTAATAACCAAGATAATTTACTAAGTCTACATGAGAACGAGGAGGTAACTAATCCTAAACACTACGTGGGGTTAGGGATTACACCACTTGAGTACATAACTGCTAATGAGTTAGACTTTCTGGAGGGAAACATAATTAAGTACGTTACTCGCTACCCACATAAAGGTGGAGTAAATGATTTACTGAAAGCAAGAACATACTTAGAAAAACTAATTGAACGAGAGGTAGAAAAAGAATGAACACTACATTACCAACACAGTATCAACAATACATTCACCTCTCTAGGTACTCACGTTGGGACTATGAAAAGAAAAGAAGAGAGACATGGGAAGAGACAGTCGATAGATACTTCAGATTCTTTAGAGGGCACCTTAAAGAGAACTGTGGTTACACAGTAGACAAGAAGTTAGAGAGTATACTAAAGAGTGCAGTTTATTCCCTGCAAATTATGCCGTCAATGAGGTGCTTAATGACCG